TTCAGATGCTTTGATAGCAAAGTTTCTTAACTGTACGTTTTCATCGTTAGCTAAGTTAATAAAAAGTGCTGGACTGCTTTTAGCAAATAACAATAAATCTCTTTTAAGTTCTTTAGAACTCATTGTATTTACTTGAGATCCTTTTTCAACACGTAATATAGCCTCAGCCTGATCTATGTCCATGTGTCTAGCAGCATTTAAAGCATCTATTTGAAGATCTAAAACATCAAGTTCGTCTTCTGCTACTTCTGTTGCACTAAACTCTTCATATATTTTGCCCTTTAAAGGATGATATAATGATAATAGTTTTTGTAAATTTTGTTGTGTTTTAGCAACTTTTAAATCTCCATCTCTAAATCTAATGTGACCCATCGTGCATTCCCCTTTTTGTTCATCAACTAAAGGTGAATCTTGATTAGTTGCATATCTTATTTCCCTTTGTTTTCCAGTTTTTTCATCAAAGTATAATAAAGCATGTTTTCTTGTATGTCTACTTGGAATTGTTAAAGTTAAAGGACTTTTGTTTCCTTTTAGATAATAAACTCTATCTTTGATTTCCCACGTATTTTCTGTAGGTTTTACTGGAGTAGTAACTTGTGTTACAACTTCTTCTTGAGGTGCAACCTCAACTTGCTTTGCTTTAGCTTGTTTAGCCATAATATAATAAAATTAAATAGTTTAAAAATGTGACAATAGCCTTAGTATATACTTAGTAAGGGGCTAATGTCATATAAAGGTAATAATTACCCCCGTCAGTTCAACGAGGGTAAGAATTACATTAATTTTGAATCAATTAGATTCCTTTGAATAATACAAAGTTGTTAGCAGCTTGAGTTACTAAACATCTTTCAGATAGGAAGTTAACTTCCATAGCATCAAGATCACTAGTAAATGCTCCACCAACAGATCCTGTTAACCAAGATTTCATTCTTCTATCATCAGCATTAGACGCTCTATATCTTACGTGTAAGAAAGGTCTACGGATGTTAGTTCCTAAAATTTGATCATATACAGTTGTTGTACCAGCTGGGATTAATACTCCTTCAATAGAAGCAGGTCCAGTCATACCACCACGCGTTGAAGCGTCGTTTAAGTATTTCCAGTCTGTTTTGTAGAAGTCATAAGAACCTCTTCTGAAACCGCTGAAACCTAAGTTTAAAGCCATTTCTTCTGAGTTTTCAAATAATCCATAAGCAGTACCACCAGCAGAACCAGCAGAGATTTGAGCTAACATATCATCAAAATCTAGAGCAGTTTGTCTGTCTAAAAATAACATGTTTTCTTCAATAGCTCCCTGAGTATCTAAGTTTCTAAGAATATCATCAAAGTCACTTATTCCAGTAGCAGCGCTAAATCCAACTTGTACATTACCTCTTGCTTGTATAGCAGCGAAAAGACCTTGCGTACCTATTTGTCCGTTTGCTAAAGCAGCAGAACCAGCAGCAGCGATCTCACCTTCTACACACATCATTTCTAGGTAATCCTCAAATCTTAGTCTTGTTTCAGACTCAGCTTTTAGGTACCATAAGTAACCACCAGTTCCATCTTCAGTAGCAACTTCTACCCAACCGATCTGAGCAGTGTCAGAACCGTTAACAGTATATTTACTTCTAATGATTAATGGGTTGTTAGAGAATTGAGTGAATGAAGGAGTAACACTAATATAACCAGCAGGCGCTGTAGCAGCGTTGTAGTTAGGTGTTGTTGATCCTTTTGCATATTCAGAACCGTATACAAATACTTTTACAGCACCTACTAATCCAGCTCCTGCTAAGTTAGCAGCTGTGTAAGGTTGTACAGTAATTGTTCCAGCAGCACCAGGAGTACTAGCACTTACGAAACATTTTGCTTCTGCACCAAAGTCATCCATAATAACAACAGTTGAGTTAACAGAAATAACGTTAGTTACGCCTGCAACAGCACCTGGGTTAATAGTTACAACTCCTGTAGCAGATACAAATGTACAGTTATCATATGCAATATGTAATCTATTTTGTTCAGACCAGATTACTTGGTCACTTGTCATTGGTAATTCAGCACCGACCATTCTTAAGAAACCAGATAACGTTCTGTTACCATATCTTTCTACTTCTTGTTCGTAAATTTCAGGTAGATATTGCGCAGCAAAATCACTGAAATTAGCTGGTATACCCGCACCACCACCATTATTTGTCCATTGCAAATAATTAGTAGCTAGCAATTGTTGAGTTTGCGAAGGTACTAAACTTCCAAACTGTGGGGTTAAAGCCATAATTTTAGTTTTTAATTAGTTAAATTTTCTTTTTTTTATTCTCAATTTTGATGAATCAGCTCCACTAACTGCTTTAACCTTAAACCCTCCTACAAAGACGTCCCCACTGGCAACCTGCCTTGGTGCTTCTGCACTTGGATTTTTAGATTGTTGTACTAAATTCTTAATACCATCCGCTTTGCCTTGTTCATAAAAATGAGTGGCTAGTTTATCTGTATTCATCGCAGCATATAAAGCTTTATGATAACCTTCAGTGTCACTAATAGTTCCGTTTTTATCGACAAACTTGTCAACAAAGTTTTTAATATTAGATTGATTTTCAGCTATTTTCACAGGATCTTTTACTTTATATCTAAATTTTTTATCTCCAACCTCGTAATCAAAACCTTTGAAATCAGTTTGAAATAAATTATTAGTTCGTTTTTTAAAAGCTTCTTGTGATTGCTTTATAGTTTCTTGCTGTTTATTAAAACGATTAAAAAAGTCCATAGCTTTTTGCTGCTCTTGTGTTACTCCAGGACGTTGTTTAATCTCAGCATAATATTGAGATTTTTTATTTTCTAAATCCTGTTTAGCACTAGCAACAGCTTCTTTGTATGCTAACTTCTTTTTTCGTATTTCTTTTTCCTCGTCTAAATCTTCATCGATTTTATAATCTTCCATTATAAGCTCGATATCATCTTTATCTAAATGAGGTTTATTTTTTCTTAAATATTCTTTTAATAATTGATCGTTATCTAGTTTAGAATAATCTTTATTAAGTTCTACATAATCCTCTACTGTTCCACCTGTTTCATTCATAAATGAAACTAATTTTTCTATGTTTTCTGGTAAACTAGGTGTTTCTATTAATTGAGGTTTATCTTCTTTTTTTGTTTCTACATTATCTGTTTCTACAATTTCTTCTATTACTTGTTCGATCGGAGCATCGACTTTAACATCTTTATCGGGTTGCTCTTGTACGGACCGTACGCCTTCATCCACTTCTTGTAAACCTTCGGTTCGTTTATCATCAGGTAGTCCTGTTGTTTCTGGCTTTGAAATGGCATCTTCTTTAGGTTGTTTAGTTAAGTCCATTTTAGCTACTTTAGGAACTATTTCTCCTGTAGCTTCTGGAGCTGTTAAATCGATTTTTGCAGGAGCATTTGTTACATGTCCTAAATCTTTAGCTTTACGCTTAGGTTTTGACTTTATTTTAAAGTCACCTTCTTGTTTGACCTCTACGGCCGCTTTTTGGTTTCCCATAATATAATATAATTAAATAATTAATAATTAAGCTTGAGGCATTGCGCTCTCTTGGCTTTGTTGTTCAAAATTAGTAGGCATTAAATCATTTTTTCTTTGATCTATCATAGCGCTTTGCTGTGATCCTGCTATTCTTGTTCTTTTATCTTTACGATCTTCTATTTGTGCTTCTCTATTTGTTTCTCTTTGACCTTTTATTTGCTCTAACTGAACTTGATAATTAAATTCTTCAGCCATCAATTGACGTTTGATTTCAGCCTCGCTTCTCATACGTTCTATTTCCATTTGAGACTTAGCTTGTTCAAAGTTTATTTTTTGATTAGTTAAAACTTCTTGTTTCTGTACTTCAGACTCTGCAGCTGCTTGAGTAGCTTGAGTATTAGCTGACGCTTGTTGCTGAGCCATGTCAGACTGTATTTGTCTTTCGTAAGCTTGTTTCTTTTTACGTTTTACTTTTAGCATTTGATTAGCTAATTTTAAACTACGTATTTGACGTATTTCAATAGCATCTTCTAAATCAATACCACCACTTGACAATGCAACTTGTATGTTTTGTTCTAATTGTTGTTTTTCTTCGTCGTCTGGTTCAAGATCTAAGAAAATACCAAAGTCATGTAAATTTAACTTATCAACTTCTTTTAAAGTAATACTATTAAAATTAGTTATACTATTCTTTAATGAGTTAGCTGTTAAAGGATAATCTAACATATCACTAACTTTCTTAGATATGTTTTCACACATTCTTAAGGTTAAGAATAAACTACTATTGTTAATATGCTTAGTAGCAATATTAGATGCGTTAGCTGCCATTTTCTGTAAACCTACTAGTGTATCTCTATCTGGAACAGATCCATCTCTAGCTTCACTTAACCCGGTTACATCACGTATCATTTGTAAATAATAATTATACGTAGATATTAAACT